GCAGTCTTGGATTGCTTAGTGCCTACTTCCATTTCTTGTAATTGTTTGCCACGAGACATTTGAACTCTCCGATTTTCCTGTAGTAAATCTATATTTATTTATAAATTAAGATATTTAATAAATCAAAGGTTATTTATGAACTCATTGAACAGATTTAATTTCTGCTCATCAAGTCTCCTTTGATCTACCAAAGTATTGATGCGTTTTTGTATTTGATGTGCTTGCTTTTCACGCAGAATGGATCCTTCCCAAACCCACTCTTTACCTTCCATAATTCCCTGAACAAATGCATCAGGTGCAGAAGGATCAGCGACGATATCAGCAGCAGTTGCTAACATGAAATCTTCACCGACTTCCATGTATCCATCACGATGTCTGGATACTGAACCAATACCACGAGAAGAAACCCCAAGAGTTACTCCTTCTTTCAGAAGTGATTCTGCAATCTTACCCATAGGGGTAGAAAGAATCTGTGCTTTACCAATGAAATTGTTTCCTTCTTGTGTTAAAGAAACAATCTTGTGAGAAACACGATCCAGATTTACAGTTGGTCCATCTGGATGACCTAACTCACCAAGAGCACGCCCCTTATCAATATAAGAATCGGAGTATCTCTTGACCTCACGTTCCATTACAGATCTGCGGTATACTCTACCGTTACGATTCTGTTGTTCGGTTTGGAGGAAAGGACCTTGAATGTAGAGTGTTTTTTTACCGTTTACTGTTTCGGTAATAACTTCTACTGATTCAATTTCTTCTGTGATAAGTTTCATTTTAGGCGTTTCCTGCGATTTGAACTTGTTGGAAGTGAATTGTACCTGAACCTGATCCAAGTGCTGCAACTTTGAAAGAACTTCTCAGTTCGGCCCATGGTGAAGTAAAGGTATCAGTTACTGCTGAAGAATCATGATCTACAGTAATTTTTGTTCCGTAGAATCCACCCACATTAGTTGAAGTGTCAATTGCACTAACAATTTTGTGAGTGAAGTTAAAGTTTGGTTGATTCGTAACTGTCAAAGAAACTGCATCACCGACAGCAAATTGTGAACCAGTTCCTTCGGGGAAATTCAAAACTGTGCTAGTTCCTGTAGTAATACCAACAACTCTTTGAGAAGTTGGTCTACCGATAGAAAGAACTTCAACACCACCCGAGGGAATATAATAGTTTTGTGCAGTTGCTGTTGGGTTGGTTCCAATAGCAACGTGTGCAGATGCACCAACGGCAACAAACCTCACAAATTCAGATTGATGAGTAGCTGCAGCAGATTGTGCAGAAGTTCCACTGATAGCAAATGAAGAATTTACCCCTACGGTATTATGCGCCATTATTTTTTAAATACACTTTGTTAGTTATTTATAAATACTCTCAATCTTCAGCAGTCTCATCATCAAATAAACTTGATGAAACCATTGGTCTGAGAGCATCAACTCTTTCTGAAGATTTTGCAAAAAGTAATTCTTTGATTTTGTCACTAATTTGCGATGGGGACTCATCAGTAACAATCATATCTAAAAGTTCTTCCATTTTAATCCATAAATGATTAACTAGGAATATTTATATCTCCCCACCCTTGGGCATCTCTGGTGCCTCTGTTGCTTTTCCCTGAGATTCTAAATTTGGTTCCATAACGGGAGCACCAAGATCCATTTGTGCTGATTGATCTAAAGGAGCCCCTGTTTCTGGGTCAACCGGTGCATTTGGATCTGGAATAATTCCGTCTTTGATTTCCTTTTCAATAATCTTATTTTGCTCAATAATTTCTTCATCAGTCTGACGAAGAATCTTACGTCTTACATAATCCTGAGAGAAATACTTACCAACATATGGTTCTGCAGCACCTACCATACTGAGTCTTTCATTCATCAACTCTGCATCTTTAAGTTCAGCAAAGTGATTATCATATAAGAAATCATATTGAATATGCTCACTCATGACCTCCCAATCTTCAGGAGTAATAATATTTTTGAGAATCAATTGAGTTCTCAGCATATCATTAAACATATTTGAGAATCTCTTTCTAAGACGACCAACAAATTTTGTAAATTTCAATTCGTCTCTTAAGATTTCTGATGAACGACCAAGATTAAACCCACCTTCTCCATCCATTCTTGATGGTGGTACATTTAAAGCTCTATATAATTTCTTTTTGAAATATTCAATATCTGTAATTTCTCCAAGATTTTGACCACCTGGAAGTGTGGTGATTTCGGTTCCTCTACCACCTTCTCTTCTTGGAAGCCAGAAATCCTCTAACATTGCCATGTATTTTTTGTCATCACGGATCTCACCCGTGTTTGCATCATATACCAATTTGTTACGATAACGCATCATAACATCACGAAGATATTGTTCTGCTTTTACCTTAGGAAGATTGCCCACATCAATGTAGAAAATTCTTCTTTCAGGTGCTCTTGACAAACGATAGATAACCAAAGAATCCTCAATCATTCTCAGTTGATTGAGTGCCTTGATTGCTTTATGAAGATATGAGAGCGTATGACCTTTATTTCTATCTACAAGACCTGAAGTGCAGTAAGTAATTGCATCCTTTGCAATTTTAATACCCTGACTTGCACCAGTTTGAGATGGATTTGAAGATGGGTAAATTGATCTTGGATTGTAAATAAAGTATTCTTCAAGTTCTGGAAACTCATAATCCATAGGATTATCTGTAGTAATCCTTTGAATACTTGATAATTTATCTCCTGGCTTCTTTTTTTGCTGCCTAACATAACGCATTTTTGATGCGTCTATGTAACGAAGTTCTTGAATTCCTTCATGAGGATTTTTTAAATCAATAATTTTGTGGTAGTATAATCTACCATCAATATACCAGTTTCTATAGATTTCGTGTGATTTCTTATCAAAATCTAAAAGATCTAAGATATATTTAAATTCTGATCTAATCTTCTTCTTAATACCATCACTTGCATTAAGATTATCTAAATCAATTTGAATTGGAGTATCGTTTGTATCTGAGACAATTGCTTCATTTACAATATCTTCAATTGCACTGTCAACTTCAGGATGAAGAGACATTTCACGATATCTTTTAATTAATTCAAATTCGGTTCTATATACACCTTCAAGATCAACATATGAACCAAAAAACCCACTGCTTGCGTAATGGCTAACCCCGTCCTCATTGTTGGGAGGAACGGGGGAAACCGCAGTGGGTGCTAATGGTTCAGTATCCTCAAGAGAGAATCCAAATAATTTTGCCATAATTTATAGTTCTGAATTTGATCTTTAGACTATTTATTAACCGTTTGGAGTGCCTTGTCCGGTATATGAGAATGACTGAACTTGGAACTCAACAGTAAATTCTTCAATTGTATCTGAAGAATCATAGGAAAGATCAATTTGAGAAACATTGGTTGGGAAAATATCAATAAACTCATACTCTTTCAGAACAGAATTTGACGTTCCCGTGTTATCTTTGCTGCTTGGGGTTGAACCTCTGCCAAGTTGATAAACCTTAGCATTTGTCATATATGCTGTTGGATCAGTTGCACCAAGGTTTGTGCCGAGATCTGCAATCAAGTTTGACCATTCTTCAAATGCATTTCTCAGAAGGAATCCTTCGTCATTGATGATTGTTACTGTCCAAGTATCAATAGTTCTATCACCAGCAACCTTGAAGATTCTTCCACGGAAAGGAACATCAATTGATGCTACGTTCTGTGCTGGAAGGGCAGCAGATTTGCACATAAATCTAAAGTTATCTGCATCCCACGAAATTCCACCTGGGAGAGTTGTTAACTCTACCTCAAATAGATTGGGGCGGGCACCGCCCCCAACAAGTGCAGATTTAAATTGAGAAATTGTCTTGTTTTCTCTTGAAGTTGCCATTGTTTAAGTCCTCCTTTTGTTATTTAGATTATGAAATTAAACTCTACCAACTACTTCTTCAAAGCTTACACCAGTGCGTGTAGCGACAAAAGTAAGAGTTACATAGTTAATTGACTTAGCTGGTTTCAGGAAGATATCAGCTCTAAATTCATTATTGTCAATAACGTCAGGAGTATTATTTGTGGTGTCACAAACAACGAAGAATCCATACAGACCTCTCTTAGCCTGAACATCACGGAGATAAGGTTCAACAATGTTTCTGAAGTTTGCTCTTGTCAGTTCATCATTCAGTTCAAAGAGTTGTGCTTCCGCTGCTCTCTGAAGTGCTTGTTCAATCGTGAGGAACAAGCGACGAACGTTGATTCTATCAAATGCTGAGGCGTAACCCAGAGCAGTCTTGTCACCGAAGAGAAGAGTTCCAACTCCTGGTTGAGTAACAATTGAGTTAATTCTTGCAGGATAGAGTTTATCTCTTTGTGCTTTGCTTGGATTGTAAGCAAGTTTGACTGCGTTGTTAATAATACCTCTTTGCTGACCCGCAGGTGAGAACCAAGGATATGCAACAATGTTCGTTCTTGTCATCAGTCCAGCAACGTCTCCATTGCAAGGAATATAACGGAACTTGTTATTGAAGCGATCATAAGTATACTTATAACCACTATCAAAGATTGCATATGATGAAGAACTCAAGGAGCTGAAGTAATCAATCAGATTATTAGTTTGAGTTGTGGTATTAGTGATTCCAATCAGATCTGCTCTGTGTGGTCCAATGCAAGCAACACAATCCTTTCTTGCTTCTGCAAGAGAGATCAGATAGTTTGCTTTTGCTTGTGAATCCGATTTTGCATCAAAACCAGGACCCATGATCAGATAATCTACTTCTTCTTCATCTTTGTTTGAGAACAGACCGTATGAAGTGATCAGATCTCCGAGAGCTGGTTTCATTCCACCAGTAGCAGAGTAGTCAACACCACCACTAAGAGTGTAAGTGGTATTTCCAATTCCGCTGTAGGTAACTCCTTGAGCATTCTGTCCCCAGAGACCATCAGCAACAGAAATTGCTGTGAACGAAGCAGAAGCAACTCCATTATAGGTAGTAAATCCAGTTGCTACTGGTTTTGTTCCCCAATATCCATCAACTGCGTTAGATGGATTACCACCAGCGTAAATATTTGCTGAGAAATCTGCCAGATAACCTTCATACCAGATTTTTTGTGGAGCATTAACATTGGAGATTGCATCAAGTGCTTTAGAAACACTGAGATGCTTCTCAAGAATGTTTCCACGAATTCCAGAAATTGATCCAGTATCATCTACAACA